CTCCTGTCAATAGCCATTCAGGAGAAACTCCAAAGTCGTTAATCAGATGGGATAGCCATACCATTTGAAAAATGTTTCGTTCCGGATTCTGACGCAGCTGGTACAGATTCCGCCTGTTGATTGAATACCGATCTGTAAAAGTTTTCTCACCTCTAATAATCTTATTCGCTTTTAGAGTGTCAATCACTTTGAAAAAACGCATTACAATTTCCGCATTACTCATTGATGTAGCTGTTTTGAAGTTGATTCAGTTCTTCTAAATACTCACCCAGGTTTGCATCTTCTTTTCCAGCCTGAACAAATGACCGGTCAATTTGAATTTGGGTTGCCTGAATTTCTTTTACGAAATCATCAGCTGATAATCTTTTGGCTACTGCTTTTTTGTAAAGTTCCAGCAGTTGTTTCAGTTGTTCGTTGTTCATACAAAAAGTTGTTTTTTAGTTTTTCCTACATTAACCGGATAAATGTTGACATTAACTGGGTTTGTGTTTTCATTTACTGAGTTTCTGTTTACATTAATCGGGTTATTGTATACATTAATCGAGTTATGTTTTCTTTATATATAATCTATATATAAGAGAATTATATATGTATATATATAATATTTACTTTGGACTTTTCTGTAGTACATTAACCCGGTTAATGTTGACATTAACTACGTTTATGATTACATTAACTGAGTTTCTGTTTACATGAAGCTAAGTATAGTATATTATCAATATATTAGTTGTTAGTATTTGTAATATATAATTGCATTATTTGCCTCGAATGTCGTTTTGCAACTGTGTTATTTTTTGTTGGCAATCTTCAATCAGTGTAAGCAGGCGACTTATTTGTTCATCTTTTTCTTTGATTCTTTGCAACTGTTCGGCTATTATATTCATTAGGTTCTTTGCTTCTGACTCGTCTACAGTGATAACTTCCTTTTCCCTAATATTTGTTTTAATATGCTGTATTTCAGGAAATCTTTCTTTGAGTCTTTCCAGGATTTCTTTTGAAATTTCGTACCGACCACGTTCTATGGATGAGATGTATGGTTGCTTAACACCCAATATGTTGGCGAGTTCACTTTGTTTGAGTTTATTCTCATCCCTTAGTTTGCGAAGATCAAGTTCCATTGTTAAATAAATTTAATCGGGATAAATATATAAGTGATCCATAGGAATATATATAAATATATTAGTATGTTTGCATATATAATTTAAAGCGAATGCAAATATATTAAAATATATATAAGTAACAAAGTATTAATCAAAAAAGTTTTTATGTTATGAATTTGTCAAACTTCTATTACAATTTGCCTGAAAGAAGTGCTCCAAAAAGCGATTTTATCAGAAAGGTAGCCCGCCGATGCAATGTAGGGGAACCAACCGTGAGAATGTGGGTAAAAGGAAAATGTAAACCCAGTATGAGTGAACACATGAAAGTATTGTCTGAAGAAACCGGGATAAACATCAACGATTTATTTTAATGGACACCGTTTTTAATTTTTGTACCGTGCATGATACGACTAATCGGATGATGACGCAGAAATTAGAACAATTTACAATCGTCACTGATTGGCAACGTACAACTATCAAAGTTTTCAAAGGGAACGATTTCGTCCAGTCGATAAATTTCGGAGAAATCTACTTTACGATTGGCGATTTTGAAAATTTATTGAGAAACGTAGAACTTAGTGCTAATCAATTAAAGGTATTCAATGATGCTTGACCCAAACACACCAATCTGGCAATTAACCGTAGGTCAGTTTATCGAATTAGTCGAAAGCCAACAGCCAAAGATTGAATTTAATACAGCTCCTGAAAAGGAAGAGTTTTTAAACACCGATGAAGCCTGCCAGTATTTGAAAATCAGCAAAGCAACGCTATTCAGGTGGCGAAAGGTCGGATATCTCAAATCCGATAAGGTGGGCGGGATTCTCCGGTTTAGAAAAAGTCAATTAGATTCCATATTAACTTCAAATCAATAATCATATGTTTGGATTAGTTTTTACAAGTAAAAAACGGCTTAATCAGCTGTTAATCAAAAATGAACAATACAAATCAATGTGTGATGAACTTAACAGCGAAATTGAAGCGCTAAAAGAGGAATTATTCAAGTACAAGCCATCCAAGGGGAAAAACGGACGATTTATAAAAAAGAAAAAATCATGAGATTAGAATTGAAACAGCTTAACATTACCCGTTTCAGGGGACTTCAAAACATTTCTTTTAGTTTTGAAGAGCCCGAAACATGGATTTACGGAAGGAATGGTTCCGGCAAAACATCACTCTTTGATTCATTTGTTTGGTGTTTGTTTGGAAAGGATCACCTCGGAAGAGCAGACTATGAAATCAAACCTTACGACAAAGCCGGGAAAATTATTCCCAGAACCGATGTCGAAGTAGAAGCGATTATTTTAGTGGACGGAGCAATGCGCAAACTACGTCGATGCTATCAGGAAGTTTGGGTAAAACCAAAAACTGAAATCGAAGAGGTATCCAAAGGGCACACAACTGAATATTTTATCGATGATGTAAAAGTCAGTAAGTCCCGCTATGATAATCTTGTATCTACATTGTGTGATGACATTGTTTTTAAAACCATCACCAATCCGCTTTTTTTCACCAGTCTGAAGCAAGACGAGCAGCGAAAACTTTTGTTTTCAATGGTAAGTATAACGGATGAAGAAATTGCCGAAGAAAACGAGGAATTTAAAAAATTGCTTTCCGATTTGACTGGAATTTCTATCGAAGAATACAAAAAGTTGATAAATACGCAAAAAGCACGTATTAAACCTGAATTAACAGGGCTACCCGAACGCATTGCCGGACTCAAAGAAGGTATGCCTGAAATGCCGGATGAAGCAAAAATATCTTCGGAGATTTCAGTGAGGCAGGCCCGGGTTGATGAAATCGAACAAGCGTTGAACGACGCTGCAACTAACGCTGAAAATCAAAACAAGGTTCGTATGTCGATTCAGTCTGAAATTAACAAACTTGAACTTCAACAGCAGGAAATTCGCTACCAGCACTCATCAAAGTTGAATGAGCAAAAAGCTGAAATTCGCTCTCAGATTGCTGAAGTAGAGTTCAAAATCACCAATGCAAAGAAACAGGCTGAACTGGTGGCTAATCGTCGCATTGCTCTTGAAGCTGAGAAGGGTGCATATGAAACCAAACTTCAGGCATTACGGGAAAAGTGGAAAACTATTAAGGCTGAAGAATTGATCTTTGATGAGCATGCTTTCAAGTGCCCGACCTGTGAGCGATTACTTGAAGCTGCTGATATTGAAGCAAAGCAGCAGGAGTTGACCGCTAAATTCAACACCTCAAAAAGTCAACGTTTGGAAGCCAATAAAACTGAAGGACTGGCCGTAGTTGAACGTTTGAAGTCAATCACCGAAGAACTTGAACAGCTTAAAGGCGGTGAAAAACTAGAATTTTTTATCGGTACCCGGTTAGACTCTCTTAAAAGTCAGTTAGCTGCTTTAGAGCAGAAAAACAATGATTTTGAAAAGTTGAATCAATACGTCGAAAACTTAAAACAGATTGAAGGTCTTAAAACTCAACTTTCGACTGTAACGAATACAGTAGATAATTCTCAACTAATAGACGAAAAGCGCCAGCTAACAAGGGAGCTTGACGAACTAAAATCAAAAGTTGCCCTGAAGGATGTTATCAACAACACTAAAGCTCGTATTGCTCAACTTGAAGAACGTGTATCTATCCTAAATCAGGAGCTTGCTTCGTTGGAACGTAAGGAATTCATTGCCAAAAAATTTGAGTTTGAAAAGAATACACGGTACGAGGAGAAAATCAATCAGATGTTCCGGTTTGTTAAGTTCCGGCTTTTCAAAACTCAGGTGGATGGCCAGATTATTCCAATCTTTGAATGTATGGTTGATGGAGTTCCATTTTCAACCTTAAACAACGCAATGCAAATTGCAGCCGGGCTGGATATTATCCACACAATTTCCAACAAGCATGGAGTAAGCGCTCCCATTTGGATTGATAACCGTGAAAGTGTGACTGAAATTCCCAAAATGGAAACTCAAATCATCAATCTTGTAGTTGACCCGAGATACTTTAAACTACAACAAGTTCAGACAGAATCGTTTGAATTGAAAACAGCATAAAAAAATTTAAACAAAAAGTGCTTATGTGGTAAGCGTTTATTCGATGCTAAACAATAATTTAATAATTGAAATTTATGGATAACCCAACAAAAACTCCCATCAGAAGAGTTGACGTTCTGAAAAAAACATTGAGTAGTGAGAGCGTACAAGAGCAGTTTAAGAATGCTCTTGGCACCAATAGTAACAGTTTTATCGCAAGTATCATTGACCTTTACAAAGGTGATACTTCTCTACAATCATGCGACCCGAATTTAGTAGTTGCTCAGGCATTAAAAGCAGCAGTCCTGAAACTTCCACTAACCAAAGCGCTCGGTTTTGCATATATCGTAGTGTATAACAATCCAGTGAGGATGCCCGACGGATCCTGGCAAAAAGTCCCGGTGCCTACTTTCATACCCGGATATCGGGGCTATATTCAGTTGGCGATGCGAACCGGACAGTACCGAACATTGAACGCAGATGTAGTATATGAAGGAGAACTTCGCAGGGTTAGTAAACTTACTGGTGAAATCGCATTAGACGGAGAAAAGAAGTCCGATAAGATCGAAGGATATTTCGCCTATTTTGAGCTACTCAATGGATATTCTAAAACACTTTATGTGTCGGTTGACAAGATGGCAAAACACGCCAAACAATACTCACCCGGCCTTAAAAACTCCAAGGAAGTAACAGTCGAAAGTCTGAAGATTTTAGCTAATTCCGCTCAAAATACCGACAAGGTAGGGTGGTTGGGTAACTTTACTGAAATGGCACTTAAAACCTGCATGCGAAACTTACTCGGGAAATGGGGATATCTATCAGTTGAAATGCAAAGCGCCTTTTCGATGGATTCGGATGAAGTCCAGGAATCACGGGATAATGCAATTGCAGAAATTCGACCAAAGCATATAAATGTAGAAGATGTACCTTTCGAGGAGGAAAAACCATCGACAGAATCTAAAGCTGAAACAGAAGAAACTCCCTACTAATATGAAACTTAAAGTGTTAGGTAGTAGTAGTCGTGGTAACGGGTATGTGATTCAGGATGAGAATGAAGCACTTATCATCGAAGCAGGAGTGAGCTTAGCGAAAGCTAAGCAAGCTCTTGATTTCAACATCTCAAAAGTGGCCGGAGTTCTGATCTCTCACAGCCATTGTGACCACGCAAAATATAGTAGGGACTATCAAAGGGTATTTGACATCTTCACTCATTCTCATGTGATAGAATCGAATGAGTTAGTTAGAGCAACTGAAATTCTTGCTGATAAAAAATTCAGGATTGGAAATTTCAATGTTTACCCTATTCAGGCACATCACGATGTACCCTGCTATGCTTTCCATATCTCTCACCCAAAGATTGGAAACCTGCTATTCGTTACTGACAGTTTCATGTTTGACTATAGTATGAGCAATCTGAATCACGTGATGATAGAGTGCAACTATGTTGATGATATTATCAATTTTAATGTGGAAAATAATATTATTCATCCTAAAGTCAGAGACCGGGTTTTAATGTCTCACATGGAGCTACAGACGACCATCAGGACATTATCCTATCAGGATTTGAGTAAGGTCGATAACATAATCTTATTACATCTATCAGGTGATAATTCCGATCCTGAGTTGATGAAGGATACAGTTATCAAAAAGTTCGGCAGGCCCGTTGCCATTGCAAAGCCCGGGCTTTCAATATCAATATCAATCAATCCTTTTTGATGAATCAAAATCATGAGACTATTTGTAAAAAATACACCACAGGGATTAATTCCTATGTACGATGATGATTATGACGCAAAGAAACGCTTGAAGTTTGACGAAGTTTACCGTGTGGACATTGTAAAGGCCAGAAACATTGACTTTCACCGTAAATACTTTGCTCTTATCAATATCGGCTGGGAATATCTTAACGAGGAGCAAACCAAATTTTTCAAATACGATAGGGAAGGTTTCCGAAAATGCGTACAGATAGCTGCAGGTTACTATACCCTCACATATTCTATCAAGCGCAAGGAATGGGTGGAAGAATCAGTGAGCATATCTTTTGAAAAGATGGATGAACTGGAATTTCAGGACTTGTACAACAAAGTCAGGGATGTGATTTTTTCACTAATCGAAGATAATGTTTCGGAAGATGAATTTCTATTCAATCTTGCTGACTTTTAATTCCATAGAATATGGCACGACCAAATAAAACAGGATTAGATTATTTTGCTTTGGATGTCAATCCGGACTCAAAGTTTGAGCTACTGGAAGCAAAGCATGGTTTGGTAGGTTTTGCCATAGTGGTGAAGTTGTATCAACTCATTTACAGGACTGGGTATTATATCGACTGGAACGATGACATGCTGTTGCTGTTCAAAAAGAATGTAAACGTAGATATGGAGCTTATTCAAAACGTGATTGATGACTGTCTTAAATACTCCATTTTCGACAGGGATTTATTTACGCTGTATGGAATCCTCACCAGCTCAGGAATCCAAAAAAGATACTTTTCAGCCTGTGAACGAAGGAAGTCCATTCAAGCTGATCATCGATTTATTATTGTTGACATAAACCAGTTTAATGTAAACATCAAATGGATTAATGTCAGCAATAACAGGGTTAATGTTGACATTAACTCAGTAAATGTTGACAATAATTCTGCAATGGATAAACCAAAAACAAAGCGTTTACAGCTGGAATTTGATCTCTCCGGATTTGATATACGCTTCCAACCTATTATAGCTGAATGGCTTGCCTACAAGAAAAGCCGTAAGGAAACCTATAAGTCGATTAAGTCTGTACAGGCTTTTGCTGAAAAACTTATTGAGCTTTCCGATTCTGATCCATCGACAGCCAGTCAAATCTGTAAACAATCCATGGCCAACAACTGGGCCGGAATTTTTCAACTAAAGAACAATGAAAACTGTAGGAGAAATAATAAAGAGACCCGCAAGCAGCGTATTGCAGAAGAAGCAGCCCGAATCTCAGGAGATTACAGAAGTTAAAAGACTGTTCGGTCAAACCTATATGGATTTTGCCCAACGCTTCAATCCCCGGATTCAGACCGTAATCCTCTCCAAACGAGCGGACTACGTTCAATGCCATTCATATCCTTATCCTACTTTGGCTAAGGTTGCAAAGGCATATTCGGATATGGCACCAATTAACTGGCTAAAGATACAGTTTGATAATCTTTGTGACTACGTGGGTGTCAAGGAGAAAATGTCTGATTACCAAATAGAGGAGCTTTCAACGCTATTCTACTATGATTGCTACTTTCTGAATATTGCTGAAGTTGCTCTTTTTATGGTAAAACTCAAACTGGGTACTTTCGGTGAATTTTACGGCACTGTTGACCCATTAAAGATCATGACTGCCAAAAATCAATTTCTTTCGGAAAGGCAAAGGGAGATTAGAAGGTATGATGAGAAACTGGAACTTCAGAGTCAGGCACAGAAGCGGGCACTTTGGGCTGTAAATGCTGTTACCTACGAAACTTACAGGGCAATGAAACGAAAGCAAGCCCGTCAGAAAATCAGAAATCTTATAAAAAAGAAAATTCACCGGAATCGATTAGTCAGAAATAGTGATGATGGCATTGAATTACATGAACTTATCAGAGATGACAATCATAGAGTATTGTCGCAGATTAAAGGAACTCAAAGGTGATTTGGCTGCAAGAAGTCAATTCATCTTCAATTGGAAACAATACAAACAAAAATTAAAAAAATAAGTTATGCTAAAGTTGACAGTTATAGGTCATTTGGGACAGGATGCAGTCGTTAAAACATTCGGAACGGCAAGTTTCATTTCATTCTCGGTAGCTCATACTGATAAGTACAAAGACAGTCAGGGAGTGGAACACGAGAAAACGCAATGGGTATCCTGTTTGAGACGTGTTGGTGAAAATTCATCACTCATAGCCTATCTAAAAAAAGGAACAAAGGTCTATGTTGAAGGTCGCTTTACAGCCAGGTTATTTGAAAGTCAGGCCAGCAATTCACTTCAAATAGCACTCAATCTTGATGTCAGCTGCCTGGAACTGCTGAGTGTTAAGTCGGAACCATCTCAACCCCAATCGGGTTCGGATGCTTTTGGAGAGCCAAGACGAGTTTCTATGGTAGAACCTACACTTGATAATGATAATGGATTGCCTTTCTAACGTATGTGGTGGAATAGACAAAAAAAGACATCACCCACCACCCCCAGAGGTAGAAAGATAGCACGATTGGACAGAATTTTCAGCCAGTACATCCGTCGTCGGGACTGCGGTTTCGCCTACGGATTCTGCATAAGCTGTGGTCGGGTTATTTACTACAATAAATGCGATGCCGGACATTACATCAATCGACGCCACATGGCAACCCGATACGATGAAGTGAACGTCAACGCTCAGTGCATTCAGTGCAACAGGTTTACAGAAGAAAACATTCAAGGTTATAGACGTGGATTAATTGAAAAGGTGGGTGATAGGAACGTCGAAATGCTGGAACAAAAACGTTTTAACTCCTGTAAACTAACTGATGCAGAGCTGGATATGCTGATAGCTTTGTACAAGAAAAAATTAGAAACATTAGAGAAAAATCAATTTTTTTTAAAATAAAAGTGCTTATTATGTAAGCATTAATTAGTATATTTACATTCGTTTTTGTAGTATGGAAAACAATCTAAAAATAGTGTACAAGGATATCGATTTATTAATCGAACCTACATACAACCCCCGTAAGATAACGGCTAAGCAACGGGAGGATATTAAAAAATCACTTCAAACGTTTGGCTTTGTTCAGCCATTGGTAGTGAACATTCATCCCGATAGGTTGAACATCGTTGTAGGTGGTAACCAACGCCTGAAAATCGCTAAGGCTATGGGATACACCGAAGCTCCATGTATTGAAGTATATCTTGATGAACAAGGGGAAAAGGAGTTGAACCTCCGACTCAATAAGAATCAGGCTGAATTTGACTTCGAAATGCTCAATGAGTTCTTCGATAAGAAATTCCTTTTTGAAGTAGGTTTTACCGATAAGGAGATAGGCAAAATCCAAAGTGAGTTTGAGGAAAAATTCAAAGCCATCACCAACGACAATGCCGAAATGCCGATAGTTCAGCAGTTCAATGAGAAATACTCAACTATCATGATTTTCTGTGATAACGAAATGGACTTAAACTGGCTGAGGAACGTACTTAAACTTCAGAAAATGAAGGATTACAAAAACTCTAAGATTGGAGAAGCTCACGTACTTACTGTTCAACGTTTTCAGGAAATTTGGGAGGAGGCAACAAATGTCAATTAAGATAGTGTGCCCATCTAAAGGGAGGGCAGATAATGTCCGGACTACCCGGCTAATTCCATCTATCACTCTTATAGTTCCTGCAGGAGAGGTGGAAGACTACAAGGCTCACAATCCTAACACGGAAGTTGTGGGCGTTCCTTCGCATATACGTGGGATTACTCACACCCTGCAATGGATTTTGGATAACCGGGCCAGTGAGGATGTGTTTATGATTGATGATGATGTGGTATCGGTAAGAAAGAACTACTTCTATGGTGAAGGTTCCGGAACTATCGATGACCCGGAAACAATACTCGAAATCATCAATCAAACCGCCAATATCTCAAAGCAAATCAATTCAAGGGTTTTCTCCTTCTCCAAAATCAGAAATCCGCTTGAATACAATGCTTTTTCACCCATAGTACATACTGGTTACATGAACGCTTCATTCTGTGGTTTCATCAGGGGACACGGACTGGCATACGACCTGAATCTATCTGAAGGTGAAGATCACTACATTTCGTGCCTGACAATTTATATGCACCGATATTGCCTGATTGATAATCGGTATAGTTTCATAACTGATGGTAACTTCACTGCCATAGGAGGATGTAACGACTATCGCACCCGTGAGAGTATGATTAAAAACACACTCTATTTACGGCAAAAGTTCGGAGAAGCTATTCAGTACAAGGAACCAACAGCTCTAAAGCAAAATGTAAACATCGGAGAACGTTCACTTAAATTTCCCTATTGATTATGCAGCCATTTTTAAAAGAAACATTCATCGGTATTCCATCACTTTCACGTCCGGAATACATCACAAAGAAAACCATGTCGTGGGCTAAAGAACTGCCCAATGTAAAGGTATTTGTTGAACCAAAGGAACGCTTTCTGTATAAGTACTACTTAGGTGATGCAGTCGAAACACTTCCTGAATCAAAGCAAGGGTTAATGTACTCACTCAACCACATCAGAAGATACGCAAAAGAAAAGGATTTCAAATACCTTTTCCAGCTCGATGATGATGTAGATGGTTTTGTCCGTATTGATACGGAAGAACCATTGGAAGCGTTTATGCAGACTCTTTCAGACTGCCATCAGGCTATGGAGCAATTCCCCTCAATCGGTGGGATACGCTTTACACAGTACCGTTACTGGCTTTACTCAAAGAAAAATCTCCACAAATGGACACACCTCAATAAACCACTTCAGGGCATTGCTATGATCCGACTGGATGCTGTTGAAGAAATTAATCCCGATATGCGGGAGTTTACCGATACACTCACCTCTCTTTACATGTGGAAGAAAGGCTTTCATACGCTTAATTACGGCTTATCCGGCCTAAAGGTAGTACAAAATGCCAACAAGGGAGGTTGTCAGGTTTACGACCGCAAACAGGATGCTTTAAACACAATCCAGCTGCTTCAAAAGGATTTTCCCGAAGTGAAGGAAAAGTCCGGCTCGAGCTGGTTTGGTGTTGATGTGGATATCAGTTACTACTTAGATAAATATCGTTATACTTCGTTAAACTGCGAAGATGACAGCTTGCAACATCACCTATCCAATTGTAAGTTTGAATAAATATAAAAACCTAATTTACAGAAAGATATGGAGCAAGTAACGACATTAAACGGTTACGACCTGTTCGAGGTTGTTTCCGCTTTTCAGAAAGAAATCAGAAGGTGCAACGAAGAAGGAGCCATGTATTGGGGTGTGGAGCTGTACGAAAGTGGCTTCATCCCCTATGCATGGAAACGGATGTTTATCATCTCAACGGAGGATATCGGGCTGGCTAATCCTTTGGCAACGGTTGTCATCAATTCTCTTTACTGGCAGTACGAGAAGCTATCATCCAACAAGGGTGATAAGAAGAAGCAGGAGCGATTGCCCTATGTGCAGGCTATTCTTTTTTTAGTTAACTCACCCAAAAGCAGGCATACCGACTGGGCGTTGAACTACTACTTTGATTCTCACCTGTTCGTAGATACCAAAATGAAACCGATTCCGGATTACGCTTTGGATATACACACACGAAGGGGCAAAATCAAAGGTAAAACCATCGATGACTTTTTCACCGAAGGTAGTCTGGTTAATAACCACAAGGTACAGCCCAATGAGTTGAATTACCGTGATGCCTGCCGGAAACGCTGGACTGACAAGAACTGGTTAAATGCTTCAAATCAGAAGAAAGCGGAGATTGAAACGCTCAAGTCCTACAAGTACAAATCCTATCAGCCGGAGAAGAGCAAACCCGAACAATCAATTCAAAGTACATTATTCGAGTGAAATGGAATGACATAATATGACACATAAAAAAACCAAGTTCTCAGGAACTGCTGCGACACGGAGGAATAAATTAACCTTCGTGTCTGCTTACGATAAGTCCGCATGTAACGTATCAGCATCATGCAGGCATACCAAGATATCGAGGAACTGCTTTTACGAATGGATGAAGACCGACCCCTATTTCAGGGAACGGATAGAGGAGCTGGATGAGGAAGTACTCGACATGGCAGAATCAATGCTAAAGAAAAATATTCACGAACAGAAGGAAGCAAGTATTTTCTTCTTTCTCAAAACCAAAGGCAAGAAACGTGGATACATCGAAACCATCGACAACCAGCTAACCATTAATCCATTCGAGGAATTAATGAAAGCTGCAAGTCAGGTGGATGATGAATGAGAAGTATATATCTAAATTCAAAAGCTGGCAGGAGGATTGGAACCGATTTGTCAGGGATGTTTTGAAAGCCCGGCTTGATCACGAACAGCAGGCTATCATTTCTTCGGTACAACACAATCCGATGACTGCCGTAGCAAGTGGAACGGCACGAGGAAAGGACTTTGTGGCTGCTTGCGCCAGTTTATGCTTTCTTTACCTTACTCCAAAATTCTCTAAAGATGGCAGGCTGGTAGAAAACACAAAGGTAGCAATGACAGCCCCGACAGGTCGGCAGGTGCTGAATATCATGGTTCCGGAAGTCAGGCGACTATTTCGCAATGCTGGTTGTTTGCCCGGGCGGTTGGTCGCAGGTGACATCCGAACCAGTTACGAGGAATGGTTTCTAACAGGATTCAAGGCAGGAGATGATGCAACTGAAGCATGGTCGGGTTTTCACGCTTCCAATACGATGTTCGTGGTTACGGAGGCATCAGGTATCACTGAAACCACTTTCAACGCAATAGAAGGGAACTTACAGGGTAATTCACGGCTGTTAATTGTCTTCAACCCGAACGTAACAACAGGCTATGCTGCAAGGGCAATGAAAGCGGAACGATTCTCTAAATTCCGGCTGGATTCCCTTAATGCGGAGAATGTCGTTACCAAAGAAAACAGGATTCCCGGACAGGTGGATTATGAATGGGTAAAGGATAAGGTGGCGACATGGACAACACGTATTTCTGAGGATGATTTCAATGAAGGAGAGGGTGACTTTGTATGGGAAGGTAATTTATACCGACCAAACGACCTTTTCCGTGTGAAGGTGAGAGGGATGTTTCCTAAGGTTGCAGAAGATGTTCTTATCCCTTACGAATGGATAGAGATTGCCAACCGGAACTGGGAGATTTACATGCAGGAAACACCCATCAATCACTCCAAACTAATCATCGGTGCTGATGTGGCTGGAATGGGTCGAGATCGTTCGGTGCTTTGTCATCGCTACGGAAAGTTTGTTGAACGCTTTCAACTCCATCAATCCGGAGGAAAGGCTGACCACATGCACGTAACGGGAATGATTGCCCGGCATCTGAAAGATAAGCGGGTTATGGCTTTTATTGATACCATAGGTGAAGGGGCAGGGGTTTATTCCCGGCTGTTGGAGCTCGGTTTTGAAAATGCTGTTTCGTGTAAATTCTCTGAAAGTTCTTCGGGACTGAACGATGTAACGGGAGTATACACCTTCCTGAACATGAAAGCCTACCTGTACTGGTGTGTTCGTGACTGGCTGGACCCGAAAAACAAAAACCATCCATGTT